TTCATTCATCTCCGACGAGTTTCGTGTGGACCCGCAAGGCGACGCGGTACGGATCAGACCAACGCCAGGGCGGCTCGCCACCCGGGGCCAGCACCGCGTACACTCGCGTCACGGCCCCCTCCGTCTCCCGGACCTGGTCGCCGGCCTGCGGCGTCGTCAGCTGGCCGTCCAGCACCAGGTCCTCCGCGGTGATCAGGTAGTCCCGCGACTCAATCCGGTGGACGACGCCGTACTGATCCGTCTGCTCGAACTCGGTGCGGCCGATGGTGGCCAGCAGCGTCACGCTCGCCGGCCCGCGGGAGTACATCACCTCGCGGGCCATGCTTTTGCGCCGCTGCTGGTCCAGCCAGCGGGCACCCTGTTCGAGCCGGTCAACCATGAATCACGGTCCGCCCAGCGTGCATCCGTCATTGACGACCACACGCCAGCGCTTGTTCGCGCCGACCTCGATCGCCGCCAGCACGACGACATCGCCGGCGTCATTCAGCGTGATCGTGGTGTTGCCCGTCTGGTTGATGCCCGTGGCGCAGGTCACCACGCAGTCCCCGCCGTCCGTCTTCATGGCCAAACTGATCATTTGGCCGACGAACGTCGGCGCCGCGAGCGTGCGCGTCTGCGCCCCGGTCGTGACCAGCGAACAGGTTCCGCTGTTGGTTATGGGGATCGCCCCGCCGTTGCCCGGGTCCGTGATGACCGCGGACAGCGTCTCGTGCACCGAATTGGTGATCGCGACCGGGCCGTACTTGAGCACGCTGACCTTCTCGTCGGTCGCCCCCGCCGTCGCCAGGGCCACGCCGATCAACGTGTTGTCCGTCGAAGTCGTTGTGGCCGCCCCGGTCCCGGCGGTCCCGTTGTACGGATCGCCGTCCGCGTCCCAGTACACCAGGCTGCCCTGGGTGATCTGTTCGTTCGCCTTGACGATATCGAACACGCCGCTCACCGCGAGGCTGCCCTGGGCGTTCGCGGCGATCGGCCGCGTCGCCATGCCGAGGAGATTGCTCTCCACCACGACGGCGCCGACCGCCACGTCGCCGGACGGGACGTAGTCGACGCTCTGGCCCGCCGCCCGATATTCCGATTGCATGATCGCTCTCCTGTGCGTTTTGCCTGCGTTCCTCGCCGTCTCCCCTGATCCGAATCACTCGCCCTTCATGGCGACCCCGCCGCGGTACTCCTGCAGCTCGACGCCGAAGTCGAAATAGCCGCGGACCTGGATGCCCAACGTGTCGAAGTTCGCCTGGGCCTGCTCGACGGTCGGCCGCTCCACGCCATTGAGGAAGCAGGCCTCGATGACCGGCATGTCGTTCGGGTTGGCCAGCAGGTACCATTTCTTCGCGCTGAACCCCGTGAACGCGCTGTTCTGGAGGTACGGCGTCGAGACCGGCGTGAAATCACCTTCGAACGTGTTCCGCGTGCCGTAGGTCGCCGCGGCCCCCGTGGTCGGCGTCTCCCGGCGCAGCTCGCTCGAGTTGAGAATCCGCAACCCGGTGCGCTTCAGTTTCGACGGCATCAGCAGGATCGCCGGCGAGATCCCGAGCGGCTTCTTGTCCGGACCCGTCTGGGTGGCGAACAAGGACTCGGCCACTTCCAGCGATTCGACGCTCAGCGCCGTGTCGGCGCCGTCCAGGAAGTTGTTTCGGCCGGCGGTGAAGAAGCTCCCGTTGTTCATGAACTTCTTCCAGAACACGTCGTTGAGCTTGAGGGCCCCGCCGCGGCCCAGCATGTTCATGACCTGCGTGAAGGCCCCGAGATCGTCGTTGATGATGTCCCGCCGATCCAGGGCGAGCATGAGGCCGCGGGTGTCCGCCTTGTTGGAATACCCGAGCTCGCTGAGGGTTCCGTGCTTCAGCTCGCCGCCCGGGCCGAGCTCTTCGTACTGGTTGGCTCCGACCAGGCTGTAGCTCGTGATCGACTTGAAGTCGTTCACGGATCGCCGGCGGGCGATGGCGGACCAGGCCTGGTCGACCGACATGAAATAGACGACCAGGAACTTGTTCGCGATGTTCGACAGGATCCCGGCCACGTCGATCATGGTCGGCGGGCCGCCGTGCAGCCGAGGATCCATCGGCGCGAAGGCGGCTCGGAGCAGGGGGGCCACGTCCCGATGGGACAATCCGGAGAAGCCGTTCGCCTTGGCCGCCGTCAGCAGCAGCTCGCCGATGCTCAGCCCATGGCGCCATCGCCGCGTCGCCGCCTCCAGGATCTTCGCGTCGAAATGCTTCTCGAGCTCCGGCAGCTTGCAGGCCATGCACATGCCCGCCTCGAAGAGCCGGGGATCGTTCGGCAATCCGCGATCGCGCAACAGATTCGAGGCATTTCCGGGCGCCATGATCACGTCGCGGTAGAGCGCCAGCTCGAAACGCTCGGGAGTGTGATTTTCGGCCAGGGCGACGCGCATCTGCGCTTCGATCTGGTCCACGGCGTTCGGCCGCTTCTCGGCCGTTTCCGCCGCGATGCGCCGGATTCGGTCGTGCCGGGCGTTGCGGGCCTTGATGGCGGCCAACGGATCGTCTCCATTGCTGCCCGCGGCCGGGGTTGCCGGCGGCGCGTTGGTCGGATCGGCGCCGGGGGCCGGATCAGGCGGTGCGGGCTGCTCGGCCTGATACGCCTTGAGCAGGATGTCGTGCTCGGGGTCGGTCAGTTTCGTCGGGTCGATGCCCCGGGCCTTCAGCCATTGTTCGAAATCCATGTTAGATCCTCCTCTGTTTCTGGCCGCGATCGACGCGGACGTGGAAGAGTCGGCGGCCACGCTGAGCAGCGAGACCTCGTCCATCAGTCCGGCCCGAGCCACGTAGATCGGTCCGCTGAGCTTCTGGCCGTTGACGGTGACGGACTGGCCGCCCTCAATTTTCTCGAGGCGCTCGATGTTCATGCCGATCGAGGCCTTCCAGACAAATCCGTTGCGGGCGTGGAACACGACCTTGTGGGCCGGATCGTTCTCCGCCTCGATGTTGCCCGTGATGACGCCCTCGACGTCGACGCGGTTCGTCCCGATCTTCACCTCGGTCGACTGCCCGACGATCTGGCTCGCATAGTGGTCCATCAGGATCGCGATCGGCTCGGCGGCTTTCAGGCCGGCCAGGTCCACGATCACGGGGCGATCGAGATAGAAATTCGTCCAGGGCCGAAACAGCGTTCCGTTGTAGGCGTTGATCGAGAGCGTCGGCCGCTTGCCCTCCGCCGGCGCCGCCTTCAGTTCCACCGTCCCGATGGCCCGTAGCCGGGTCGGCCCGGAGGGGCTCCTGCCCCCGTCGCGTGCCTTGGCGGCAGACAAACGCATGCTAGAGACGCGCATGTGCAATCCTCCCATTCCCGTTCCGCCTCGCCGCAGCCGCCGGCGGCGTCTCTTCGGATTCCTCCCCGCCAGCGGGGGGAACCGCGGGCGCCTGGACGTTGGCGCCCTCAAGGACCGCCAGGGCCCGGGCCCGGGAAAGCCCGATGGACACGAGCAGCTCGCCGGCCGCCCGGTCCGTGAGGGCACCCGTCCGGAACGTATTCACGATCGCCAATACCCCTTGAATCTGTTGCTGGGAGAGCGCCCGCGCGGACAGGCCGAGTTCGGCGAGTTCCTCCTCGTCGGCGGCCCGCTGGGCCAGGAACGATTCGTAGTCCGAGCCGTCGCGTTCCAACTCCACGCGCGGCGTCGAAATGCCGTTCCGGATCGCGATCTCCTGGGCCTGGCGATGTTTCTGCGGATCGACGTGCTCGCGCCGCGTCCACAGGTACTCATGCGGCACGCGCCCGCGAATGTAAAAACGCGAACTGGCGGGAAAGGCGGGATCGATCAGCATGGATTCGGCGATCCAGGCGAATAGGAGACGATCCATCACCCGCCGCTCGACCGCCCGCTGGGTCACCACGTTGAATCGATCGTACGTCTGATGATCGAGCCGGCCGGACGCGTAGTTGTACGACGAGGAATTGCAGGCGGCCACGTTGAACGGCATGTTCAAGGGCCGGGCCTGCTCGTTGATCATCTTGTCGTCGTATTCGCGGTATCCGGTGGGCGGTTGCGTGGGCTGCAGCTGCCGCGCCTTGTAGCCGCTCGGGGCGACCGTCATCATCCCGCGATCGATTTCCAGCGTGTCGAACGGCTCCGGAAGGGCTTCCTCCTCGTCCGGACTGATGTCCGTCTCGAGCATGACCGCCCCGAGCTCGGCGGCCACGCGGGCGGCGGCCAGCACGGACTGCCGGAATCCCCGTCGCTCGGCGAACAACGGCAAGGCGGAGGTGATCCAGGGCACGCCGCGGACCTGGCCCGGCCGGCGGCGCTTGAATACGTGGATCATCAGATCCGCCGGCACGACGTCGTACGCTCCCGTCGCATACGTCGCGAAATAGTCCCCGGCGGACGCCCAGTCGCGCACCGCCCCGACGCTCAGCAGTTCGCCCGGATGCTCGCGCAGGACGATGTATTCGATCGCGTTGTCGTACTCGTCGAACCGAATGCCGTCGACGATCCGGCCGTCGCCCGGAAACCAGGGGGCCGGATCGGTGATCTGGTCGGCCTCGTACGCGCGGATCGCCAGCTTCACCGGCGTGGGGAGCTTCGGATTGGCGTACAGCCGCAGAAATCCCTCGCCCTGCCCGGCGACCGTCTCCACGAAGAGCCGCAATTCCTCCGCCAGGTGGACGGCGTCGACCCAGTCGTTGAAACCGCTCTCGACGGCCGCGTTGACGCGGGCCGAGGCGGTACGCATCTGCAGTCGCGGGCCGTCGCCGACGATGTCATTGGCGAGGGTTTGAATGATGCCGTCGGTGTACGGATTGTTCGCGACCTCGTAGCGGGCCCGCGAGCGCAGGAGCCGTCGGATTTCCACGCTCGTGGCGGCGTTGGGAGCCAGATCGTCGGCGTTCTGCCACAGCCGGCGGTTCTCCGCGGTCGTCTGCGCGGCATCGTAGCGGGCCTGCAGCCGGCCGAGCCGCTGAACCCGGCGGAGACCTCGGCTGAATTGACGCAACCACCCGAACATCAGGTCGGCCCCGGTGAAATCAGTTTGGTGACGCGCAGGCCCCGCCGCGGTTTCTTGGCCGCGGTCTGCTCGGCCAGGTGACGGTCCGCCCGGATCTGCTCGTCAATTGAGTGCTGCTCGACGGAACCGGCGTCCCCCGTGACCCGCTTGGGTCCCTGGGCGTTGTCTCGGATGGCCTGCTGGATGTCCTCGGGCATCGCTCTACCGTTCCAGATACGCGACCAGTTCTCCGGTCAGCCGGTGCAGCCGGCGGGCCCAGCCAATCAGCCACCACATCCACGCCGGCCGCCGCCGCGTCCGCAGCGTGATGATGCTGGCCCGGCTATTCCCCACGCGGATGATCCGCCACGCGAGCCAGGATCGAGTACGGCCTGCCCGGCTCGCCGATCGCAAACTGCTGCGTCACCGGCACGCCCTCGGCCAGGTCGAGCTCGAACACCTGGGCGCCGTTGAACTGCAGGGCGCCCTCGAAATCGTCGCGGAAGAACTCCGCCACGTCCGCGTCCGCCTGGATGACCACCGCCTGGCCGAAGGTCAGGCCGGTCAGTGGCGAGCCGTCGGCGTCCGTGGCCGGCGGCGTGAGAACGAATTCGCCCAGCTGGTTCAGGATCTGCTGGGCCGACAGCCCCGGCGCCCCGGGGGCCTGCATATCCATCGTGTCGAGCGTGGTGATGGTTACGGGTCCGAACGACATGGGTTCCTCCGCGAATCGAAGATCAGATTCCCTGCATCGCACCGGAAGCCCGTCGGCGAGGCGCAACAAAAAACGCCGTGCAGGTGTGTAGCCCTACACGGCGGTCACTTGCTGGCTCGACGGCCGGCGGGGATCAGCCGCGGCCGCTCGCCTCCGGGAATCCGGCTCAGTTGTCTCGTGATCCCTATCGCGAATTCCGGCGCGTTTCAAGCGCGGATCGGGAAATTCGGTAAAAAACGTCTACCGGTAGAAGTCCTGTGAGTTTCGTTGCACGGTTCCAGCTCCCCGGAGGCCCCAATACCCCATCCGCCTTGCACCAGAACCCTGGCTATCATCGTCAGGTCTCGGCGTCTGAGCAGGTTAGCGGGGAATCGGATGAAATCGAGCTTGCCATCGCCGTCTTTCGACGATAGAGTAAGGGCTCACCCGATTGACTGGGCCCGCCTTCGCGTTCCGGTTGCGATGCGGGCCCCCCCTTTTGCCTACCCATGCGAGCGTCGATCCGTCGTCAGCCGTTGCCGCAGGAAATCCTCGATCGCGAACATGGCCGCCAGACGCAGGCGCCCCACCGCACGGGGGCCGGATCGCCTGCAGTACGGCATCATCCTGGCCGCTCGAATGTGGTTATTCGCCTGCCGCAGTGCCGACATTCCCGCCGCCGCATGATCCGTCCGCCCAGCGACTGACGCGTGTAGAGAACCTGAAAGTGTCGGCAGCCGCACCGGCGGCAAGCG